GGATAGGTCAAGTCATTGATCGCATCACATCGCTCATCAATATGGTTCGAAATAACGCTGCCGTGCGTGGCATTGCCGGACTTATCGATTCAGCATTCGGTGGATTTCGAGCAGCTGGCGGATCCGTATCGGCAGGGACACCGTATGTCGTAGGTGAGCGCGGAGCCGAACTTTTTGTTCCTAGTTCAAGCGGAACCATCATTCCAAATGGCGGCATGGGATCAACAATCAATGTCACCGTGAACGGCGCAATCGACGCTGAAGGCACAGCTCGGACAATCGTCGATGTCCTCAATCGCTCAAATGCCCGTGGCACTTTGGGCGCGAATCGATTTGCTTTCGCATGACCCTTTGGACACCGACTTGGAGCATCGACATCGATGGAGTCGAATATAAAGATGTGGCTCTTGCGAATCTGAATATCGGCTCGGGTCGCACAGACATCTATGAGCAATCAATTGCCGGATATTGCAACCTAACCCTAATCAACACCGACGACTCGGCTATCGTGGCAGAAATCAATTCAGCCGTGACTGTCTATATCAACAATTCCGCGGGCACTCCGGTGGCTATCTTTGGCGGATCCATTACGGATCTCATTGTGGGAGTCCAATCAGGTGGCTCCATAGGAGTGACTCAAACAATCTCCATCGTGGCTCTAGGAGCCCTTTCAAGGCATCCAAAGGTGCTCACGGAAGGAGTCTTAGCCAAAGACTTGGACGGCGTTCAAATTGAAGAAATCCTGTCTCAAGCTCTATTTTCACGCTGGAATACAGTTCCAGCTGCACTTGCTTGGAATGCCGTAGATCCAGCTTTGACATGGAATAACGCTTTCAATAATGGACTTGGTGAAATCGATGCTGGCAATTATGAGTTGGCGGCTCGGGCTTCTAGCGTGACAGACATTTATTCACTTGTCTCCGCTTTGGCTACTTCCGGACTTGGTTATCTTTACGAAAATTCCGCTGGACAAATTAGCTATGCGGACAGCACCCATCGAACCCAATACCTTGCCGCAAATGGATATGTGAACCTTTCGGCGAATGACGCTTTTGCCAGCGGACTTCAGACAGCCGTCCGCGCTGGCGATGTGCGAAATTACATAACTTTGACCTATAAAAACGGTGCTCAAGTAACCGATTCAGATTCAACTTCAATTGCATTATATGGAACGCTTGCGCAGAATATTGACACAAGTCTGGAAAACGCTGGCGATGCCACTTCTCAAGCTGCATTCTATTTAGAGCTCCGAGCCTTGCCACAAGCAAACTTCAATCAAATTTCATTTCCATTGGGATCACCGGAAATTGACAATTCAGATCGTGACAATCTTTTGTCCGTATTCATGGGAATGCCCGTCAATATTGCCGATTTGCCGCTCAACATGGGCTCCAATTTTCAGGGATTTGTGGAAGGCTGGCAATTTCAGGCTGGCATCAATTCTCTGACTGTCTCGCTTTATGTCACTCCCGTGTCATATTCACTTCAGGCATTTACATGGAGCGATGTGCCTGTCGTCGAAAGATGGAACACAATCGAGCCTACACTTACATGGTTGGAAGCAACCGTCGTCGCATAAGGAGAAGAAATGGCAACAACGACAACGAACTATGGATGGGATATTCCTACATCCACAGATTTAGTCAAGGACGGCGCGACAGCAATCGCGACTCTTGGGCAAGATATTGACACATCATTTGTGGGACTTAAAGGTGGCACAACCGGACAAGTGCTTTCAAAGACATCCGGCACAGATCTCGCATTTACATGGATTGAACAGGATGACACTACTCTTTCATTCAATGCGCAGACTGGCACAACCTACACACTTGTAGCTTCAGACAGCGCAAAGCTAGTCACAACTTCAAACGCTTCAGCTGTGACTGTAACGATTCCACCGTCTGTTTTTTCAACTGGCAATCAAATCAATGTGCAATCAATCGGCGTTGGATTGACTTCATTTGCTGCCGGTGCTGGCGTCACAATCACATCAACCGGAGCAACCGCAGCCGCTCCAATTTTGAGAGCCCGTTATTCAGCTTGCACAATTATTTGTACCGCAAGCAACACATTCACCGTGATTGGCGACCTTTCATAATCATGGGCGGAATTCTCGGAATCTACGCTTCCCAAATTTCGGGACATCTTTCTGCACCCTTTGATTCTTTGCAGACTGTCACAGTTGGATCGGGTGGAACATCCACAATTTCATTCACTTCAATTCCAACACTTTACAAGCATTTACAAATTCGAGCTTCTGTTTTAACGACAGCCGGCGGAATCAACATCAGATATAACAGCGACTCCGGAAGCAATTATACTTACCACCAGCTTTACGGCACAGGCTCAAGCGCCCTTGCAAATTCTGGAACATCACAAACTTCAGGTTTTATTGGATATAACAATGCCGCCGGATCATATCCAACAGCCGTCGTTTGCGATATTTTGGATTATGCAAATACAAATAAATATAAGACTCATCGATCACTAGCCGGAACAGATGTAAATGGCTCCGGCGGATCTTTGACTTATTTCTCCGGACTTTGGCTAAACACATCGGCAATCAGTTCAATTAGCGTAGTTGGAACATTTTCAGAGTTCACAAAAGTCGCCTTATATGGGATAAAGGGATAAATCGATGGCATCAACATACACTCCGATTGCGACTACTACTTTAGGAAGCGCAGCATCTTCTTACACTTTCTCGTCAATTCCTAGCACTTACACGGACTTAGTTCTGATTACAAATCACGGAGTAAGTGTCGCGACAGCTAACTTTTACATCCGTGTCAATGGTGATTCCGGAACCAATTATTCATACACAAGAATAAAAGGAAACGGATCAAGTGCATCTTCTGATAGAGGCGCAAATACAAATCAAATAGTGTTTGATGGCGATGGTGCTTCTACGGGCGTTACAAATGTAAATGTAATTAATTTTCAAAATTATGCAAATACAAGCACAAATAAAGCAATCATGGGTCGAAGCGGTGACGCGACATATTCAACGGCTGCACTTGCTTGTTTATGGCGCTCCACTTCTGCCATTAACTCAATTACAATTGGAATCAGCGGATACAATTTTGTCACCAATTCTCAATTTACCCTATACGGAATTAAGGCGGCATAATGCCAAATACATTTGAACTTATTGCTTCTTCAACCGTAGGCGCCGGTGGGACTTCTTCTATTGATTTTACTAGCATTCCATCAACCTACACAGATTTATTAATACTTGCTTCCACTCGTAGTAGTCGTTCAGGATCATACGCTGGAAATATGAGAATAAAATTCAATACAAGCACTTCTAATTTAACTGGTAAAACATTAAGAGGAATTTCAGCAAGTGCCGATTCATTTTCAACCACAGCCGTAGAATGGAGCGCGCCGGCTGCAACGGTAACAGCAAACACATTTGGCAATGCATCATTTTATTTTCCAAATTATGCTGGTTCAACAAATAAATCTGTGTCAGTTGATAGTGTGATTGAAGATAATACTTCAAATATATTCAATTATTTAACAACAGGGCTTTGGTCTATCACATCAGCAATCACAGGTTTATCGCTTTATCCAAACGATGCTGGTGCGGTAATTGAACAATACTCAACGGCTTATCTCTACGGCATCAAGAACTCATAGGAGAAAACAATGGCTAATCCAACACGAATCGAAATCGATTGCTCAACAGGCATCGAAACAATCATCGAGCTAACAGACGAAGAAGTGGCAGAGCTAGAGACTCAAGCTCTACAAGCTGACGAGGATCGCGCAGAGCGTGAAGCTGAAGCAACGGCAAAGCTTGAAGCAAAGCAAGCCGTACTGGCAAAGCTAGGGCTTACAGCCGAAGAAGCGGCTGCATTACTGGCATGAGCTATCCAATCGGATCCGCAGCTCACGCCATCGAAATTGCAAAGGCTGAAATTGGCACAATCGAAGAAGGCGACAATCTCACTAAGTACGGCGAATTTACAAAAGCCAATGGCTTGCCGTGGTGCGGTTCATTCTGCAATTGGGTGCTAGCACAAGCCGGAGTCAAGGTTCACTCGATTGTCTCCACAGCTGTGGGAGCTCACAAGTTCAAGGAGATTTCACGCTGGCATGAAGAGCCGGCAATTGGCGATCTTGCATTCATGGACTTTCCACATGACGGAGTCGATCGGATTTCGCATGTGGGAATCGTCGTTGGAATCGATGGCAAATCGGTAGTTACCATCGAAGGCAACACATCCGGCAACGGCGATCAGCGCAACGGTGGCATGGTGATGGCAAAGACACGCACTATTGGCAAAGAAGTGGTCGGCTTTGGTCGTCCCAAATATGTGCCGTATAAGGGTGAATTTCCAACCGTGACAGTTGATGCACCAAAGAAATCAATTCTCAAAAAGGAGAAGAAGAAATGAAAGAAATCAAAGGACTTGCAGCTTCATGGGCGCGTTCATTTCTAGCAGCTGGAATCGCTGTGTATATGGCAGGGATTACGGATCCAAAGGCAATTGCAGGAGCAGGGCTTGCAGCTGTGCTTCCGGTTGTCTTGCGTTATTTGAATCCAAACGATTCAGCTTTCGGGTTAAAGGGGAAGTGACTCGGGGACTACTTCGGATCGCTCTAGCTTCGGGTCTTTTGCTAGGGCTTTCCGGATGTAGTCAATATCAAGGATGGACGCGGTATGACTGTCAGCTCTTCGAGAACTGGGAAAAGCCTCAATGCAATCCGCCGCAATGTAAGGCTCAAGGAATCTGTACTGAAGACATACTTGGAGAACACTTCAATGACAGCCAAACCGTCTCGACGGCTAACCAATGAACAGCTCAAAGCTCGACTCATCGTCTTCATCGGAGTCTGTCTTGCGCTGGTCTTTGCAGTCTCAGTCATGGGAATGCTTTACGCTCTCATTTTCGTCACACAGCCCATCGGGGCTCAAGCTCCGAATGACAAAGCTTTCATTGACATACTCACGACCCTTACAGTCTTCCTCACAGGAGCACTCGGATCTGTCCTCGCGTCGAATGGTCTGAAGGATAAGCCGAACGAAAAGCCAATCGACACGCCCAAAGATGAGCGCGATTCTTGACGATGTCAGCTGAATCCGTCACCCTTTACGCAGGGAGCGAAATTCAGTAACTCTCGGATCGGGAGCAAAGATGTACACATTTCAGGAAGTAGCCATTTGGATGCTACTCGGAGTCTTGACAGGCTTCATCGCCGGATACACAGCTGGACTCAAAGAAGGCAAGCGCGAAGGATTTATTCGCGGCAAAATAGCAGCTCGTAGAAATGCGGAGATTCGATAATGGGATTCCTTGACAATTACGAGACAGTCAATCAAAAGGTGAAAAGACTCCACGCAACATATCCAACGAATCGCATCGAAACGCACATCATCGATTGGCAACCGGAAAAGGGTTACATTCTGATCGAGTGTCAAATCTTTCGCCATTATGAGGATGACAAGCCAGCGGCTATCGACTACGCACACGGCATGGTGGGCGCATACAACGCCCAAATGAAGCGATGGTATGTGGAAGATACGGTCAGCTCGGCAATCGGTCGCTGTGCGTCTGTGGTACTCGGCACGGACGAAAAGCCATCAAGGGAGAACATGGAGCAGGTCGAGCATTTGCCAAAGGCTTTCGTCGATGAGGATCCATGGAGCAAGCCAATTTGGGAAGAAGGATTCACGACAGCAAAGACAGCCGTTGAAGAGATCCAATCAAAGCTCGGTGGAGAGATTGAATCCGAGTCTCCAATTTGCGCACATGGACACATGATTCGTCGAGATTCAAAGCCTGATGCTCCGAAGGCATGGGCTGGATATTTCTGCACCGAGAAAGCGAAAGCAAGCCAATGCACACCGATTTGGTTGGTACTTGGATCCGATGGCAAATGGAAGCAGAAGATTTAATGGGCAATCTATTTATTCAAAAGCCAAACGGGGAAACAATCACAATTCTTCAGGATGGGACAGAGATTCGAGAGAATCAACCGATCCAAATCGATTGGTGCGACAAATGCCAAAAGTGGCAACCGCTCGAAGGTGGAGAATCCACTACCTATCAGGGACTCGACATCATTTGGCTGTGTAAGGCTTGCAAATGAAAATGAAAATCTCGCACGAGGATGAATGGACAGCTGCAAAAGTAGCCATTGAGCGAGTTGAAGAAATCGAAGGCAAGCCGGATCATGTCTCTCGATACAATAAGAACTTGTCATTTCATGATTATATTTGTGAGATAGCGGAGTCCGTCGGAGCTGAAATAGCTGTGGCGAAATACTTTGGGATTCAGGACTTTAACCCGAGAGCTTCACGATTCAAGCGAACAGCCGATGTCGGTTCAATCATCGAAGTCAAATGGACAAAGTACGATCAAGGCAGCCTCATCATCTACGACGGAGATCGCAGCACAGACATTGCCATCCTTGTGACCGGCAAAAGCCCGAATTATGTGCTCAAAGGCTGGATTCCGGTAGCAATTGCAAAAAATCAAAAGTGGCGACGACGCGACCAACCAACTTACTGGGTCGAGCAATACAACTTACATCCAATCGAAAATCTACGAAGGAGCAGTCATGGAGAAGCTACGCTTCCAATGTCGGGTTGAAAAGAAAGTCACGGATCATGCAGTCTTTGAGAATGAAGTGCCATTGAGTCCGGATGTGGCTTTGGTTCAATGCCTAAGCTGTGGAGTCATGGGAATCAATCAAATGGCGGATGCTAAGTGATGGCGGAGTATGACTTTCGCTGTGAAGTGTGTGGCAAGGTTAAGACAGTCGCTCGAGCGATGGGCGACCAATTAGCGCGTGATCCATATTGCGACGGCTGCATGATTCCAATGGCTCGAGTATGGACAGCTAATCCAATTCATTTCAAAGGTAAAGGATGGGGACACCAATGAGCCCTGTGGATAACCTGTGGACGACACGCTCTAGCCGCGCTCAACTTATCCACAATCTTGCAACCTATTTGACAGCTTTGCTACCGTCCAGCTCTGCAAGCGAGCGGCTGAAGCCGTGTAGCTCGCTAAGGAGACTGGCGGTTGTGGGGATTCTATGCCTACTCATAGGCTCGCTATCTTTACAGATGCAACACGCACAAGCTACAGACACAGATCAATACAGGCTTTACGCACATTCAAGGATTATCAATTACGAGCAATACATTTGCCTATCAAAGATTATCCATAAAGAATCACGATGGAATCCAAAAGCAAAGAACGGCAGTCACTTTGGATTAGGTCAGATGCGTTCACAGCATTACAGGAACTTAGATCCTTATCGTCAGATAGACGCAACCATCAAGTACATCGATCATCGATATGGTTCAATGTGTAATGCGTGGAGATTCCATCAAAAGGCAGGGCATTACTAATGACGCTACATTCACAGCGCAAGGTGAACAGCTCCACATGGAAGAAGCTACGACTTCGTATCCTCAACAGAGATGGACGAGAATGCTATTGGTGCGGCATGGATGCCAATACTGTGGATCACATCATCCCCGTGGCTAAGGGTGGGACAGATGATCCGGAGAATCTCGTAGCAGCCTGTCGCAAATGCAACTTCAGCAAGCAAGACAAGATGCCAGATGAGTTCGTCTTACAAAGGCGAGGACTTTTTTCTTCAAGCGATTCCATGAAAGGCACG